TATTGGGATAATCCCGCTAAACAACATTGAATTCAATCACGCTAAATCTTTTATTAAGGGATTGGAATACGCAGCAGCCGGTGTCCCCTTTGTGTCTTCATATTCTCCCGAATATCAATATTTAGCGGATAATGGTATAGGTCGAGTTGCGAAGAATGAAAAAGAATGGATTTATCATCTGGATGAATTGCTTAATCCTCAAAAACGCCTAGATGAAATAAATGAAAATTACTCACTTCTGCACAAATTCTCAATGGATGCTCGTGGTGACGACTGGGATGCAACGATGCGGTTCATTAAGGACAATGTTTAGTCATGCAAGACATTCAGTGGACTTTTGGAATAGTCACAGGATTTGAGGACTATCAAAGACTTAATGACATACTCGATTCAATAAGAGGACTCTCGATTCCAGAATACGAAATTATTCTCATTGGTGGGGAAAATAATGGCTGCACTCCATCTGCCGAGGATGTTCGAATAATTGATTTTGATGAATCTCAAAAACCTAGATGGATAACGAGAAAAAAGAATATTCTTGTTAATGAAGCAAAATACGAAAATGTTGTGTTAATGCACGATTATCACGTCTTTGATAAAGACTGGTACTTGAACTTCAAATCTTTTGGTACAGACTGGGAAATATGCTCATGTCCTCAGTATTTAATTACTGGGGACAGAAACCCCATGGACTGGTCGCTATGGGACAAGCCAAATCATGGCAGGGCATGGTCGCTTGATTACGACGACTGGTCTCAGACACAGTACATGTATATATCTGGTGGATTTTTCATTGTCAAAAAACATGTACTAATAGAGGAACCGTTAGACGAATCGCGAGGCTGGAACGAAGAAGAAGACGTTGAATGGTCTATGCGGGTACGCAACAAATACGTGATGAAGTGCAATGGTAAAAGCATTGTTAGACACAACAAATGGCATAGACATGCAGGTCCGGAGCCTCAATGAAAAGTCAGAAACTCGTAATATTCGACCTAGACGGTGTGCTAATAGATTCGCGTGATGTTCATTACGAATCACTTAATCAGGCGCTTTCTCTTGTTGGTCAAGAATTTGTAATATCTCGCAGCGAGCACTTATCTACTTTTGATGGGCTTGGGACAACCAAGAAGCTGGAAATGCTCAGCTCGATGAAAGGACTCCCAAGGGATAAACATTCAGAGATATGGGAAGATAAACAAAAAGCGACAATAGACATACTTGGTCTACTTCCAAAAAACGCGAATGCAATAGACATTATGCAGACGCTAAAAGCAGATGGTTGGAAAATTGCTGTTGCCAGCAATGCTATACGCGAAACAGTAATCACCGCGCTTAACGCAATTGGCGTTCTACATATGGTGAGTCACATTATGAGCAATGAAGACGTAAAACATCATAAGCCTCATCCAGAAATGTACTGGCAGTGCATGATTAACTGTAGCGCAACTCCCTCTTCGACGATAATTGTTGAAGATTCACACATAGGTAGAGAGGGCGCAACTGCATCCGGCGCGCATCTCTTTGCAATAAAAGACTCGTATAACCTAGATAAAGAGAGACTATTACGCATGGCATCAGAAATAAACGCAAGCCAAAGAACAAACGTCGCATGGAAAAACGAAAAAATGAACGTTCTGATTCCAATGGCAGGAGCTGGTTCTAGGTTCTCTCAAGCTGGATACACGTTTCCGAAACCACTTATTGAGGTTCACGGAAAGCCAATGATTCAGATGGTTGTAGAAAACCTCAACATCGACGCTCGTTTTATATTTTTGGTGCAAAAAGAACATTACGAAAAATACAACTTAAAGCAAGTTTTGAGCATTATTAAACCGGGTTGTGAAATAGTCATTGTTGACGGGATGACAGAAGGTGCTGCCTGCACAACGCTGCTTGCTTCCGGATTGATAGACAATGAAAACCCTCTCCTTATGGCAAACTCAGACCAGTTGGTTGAATGGAACAGCAACGAATGTCTTTATGCTTTTGATGCGGACGAAATAGACGGCGGAATCCTAACCTTTAAGGCAACCCACCCCAAATGGTCGTACGCCAAAATGGGCGAAGATGGCTTTGTTGAAGAAGTCGCTGAGAAAAACCCAATCTCAGACAACGCCACAGTAGGCATCTACTACTGGAAGCATGGTTCTGATTATGTTAAATACGCAAATCAGATGATTGAAAAAGACATAAGAACGAATAACGAGTTCTATGTCTGTCCGGTATTCAACGAGGCCATTCAAGATGGCAAAAAGATACGCATTAAAGAAGTTTCCGAAATGTGGGGAATCGGAACACCCGAAGACCTTAACTACTACCTGGAGAATTGCAAATGAGCAAAAACAAAAATGACTACCTTGCGATGCAAAACTCGTATTATGACGAGTATGCAAGCCAGTGGTCGCTAGATTTTAGAGACCCCGTCGTTGGCTCTTATGATGCTCACAACAACTGGCCCGACTATGACGCAGTTTTGTTTAAAGATTTTGATACAAACGGCTTAGTTGCTCTTGAGTATGGCTGTGGTCCAGGAAGAAATCTTGTGAAGTTTTCTAACCGTTTTGCAAGAATCGACGGAGTCGATATATCCGACGTAAACATTAATAAAGCAAAGATAAACCTTGAGCACAACGGCATCTCTGGTTCAAACCTTTATGTCACGAGTGGTGACAATTTGTCAATGATAGAAGACGACACCTATGATGTTGTTTTCGCCGTTATTTGCTTTCAGCACATCTGCTCTCACGAAATTAGATTCAGCATTCTCAAAGACATATATCGAGTCTTGAAGCCAGGCGGAAAGCTCTGCTTCCAGATGGGTTATGGAGGAAAAGAAGGAATCCCTACTGCTGGATACTTTGATGACGTATTTGATGCAGCAAGTACCAATGGCCACGCCGATGTAAGCATCACAGATGAGTCAGATATACAAAAAGACCTAACCGAGAAGATTGGGTATATCAATTACAAGTCCGACATCAGAGAAACTGGACCTGGGGACAATCATAGAAACTGGATATGGGTTCAGGTTGAAAAATGATTTACATATCGCACAGAGGAAATATAGATGGCGTAAATCCGAGCCTAGAAAATAGTCCATCATATTTAGAAACCGCAATTGAAAAAGGTTTTGATGTTGAAGTTGACTTATGGGTTAATGAGTCTGGAATTTTTTTAGGTCATGATGGCCCTGAATACCAAGTGCCACAAGAATGGCTCACAGATAGAAAATCTCAAATATGGGTTCACTGTAAAAATTCTGATGCGTTAAGTTTTTCGCTGAGAAACGATTTGCATTGTTTTTTTCACGATACTGACGACTACACAATTACTAGTAAAGGATACGTATGGGCTTATCCTGGCAAAAAACATAGTTCGGACAGGTGCATAAATGTACTCCCCGAAAAGACGTCATTAGATATGCCTGATGGGTGGGAAGTTAATTACTACGGAGTTTGCTCCGACTTTGTTCAGAAACTAAAGGAGCCTAAGTTGAAAATACAAGATTCACCAATCTTAAAACCAATTGACTATAACAAGCATTTTGTTATTGGAACGCCTCTTGTTGGGTGGAAGTGCGATGCAAAAGAACACTTAGAATGGTTGAAAAACAAAAAAGAAATCACTGAGCGTTTCCCAAATGTTAAATGGTTTTCTGCGTTTGAATTAGACCAACGAGGCCTGGAGCCTTTTAAAGATGTAATTGAAGAACTAAAAGAAGTAAACGGAGACTACTGGACCTATTCCATAAATGACATGCAAACATCTGTCACCTCTGGTAATAGATGGATTCGAATAGAGACAGGAAGAAATTTAATTAGAGAATTTGCCCAGCGACACAGAATAACAAGCGGTCACCACTGGGGAGAAGACTGTACTGAAATTAATTACGGTGTCACAAATTATTCTGCGATTCTTTATGTTGACTCAGATATTTCAATAACTGCAGATGTTATTGAAAAGATGCTGGAAGTAGACAGACCGCTGGTTGGAGCTGATGTTCCTTCTTATGGTCTTTCCGGAAGTATCATCATGGATAGTCCAAGAATAGAAGAACACTGGACAACCGCTGGGTGCCTTTTGGTTAATGCCCCAGCTTTCTATGATTTGCCCTGGTACCACAACTCATATTTAAATCTCAGTGACGACCCAACATTCCAGTCAATGGCAGAAAGGCTGCTTCGCCGAGAAGGTGTGAATAATTTAGACACCCCATACGGTATGACTTGGGTCAGAAAAGACGTGCAAGCCTTGCATCATGGAAACTTAGTTCCGGTTGAGCAGAGAAACATTTCAAAGAGAATCATTTAATAAGCACTCAATAAAATAAGGTACAATCTTCACTGGAGAGTCAGTGGGGAAAATGGGCATAAATGTATATTTGCGCGCATTAAAAAGTGCCAAATCAAGAATAAGGTTCAGGAAAAGCTCCTGGATTGCTTTGCCTGCTCTTTTCCTGGCATTTGGCGGAACCCTTAATGGTGCAGCGCTTGCGTCCCAGGAGCCGGGATTAACGGTAACTGTTTACAACAATTTCGGCTATAACGGCAGCCCACCCCTCCCAGCAGTTTCCGGAAGACCAGTTGCCGGAGAGACGACAGTATCAAGGGTTGAGCAAGACTTTGACCAGTCGCCACCATTTGGGCTCTATGAAGACTTTATTGTTCGGTATGAAGGCTATGTAACCTCTCCGGTTTCTGGTTCTTTTAGATTTTGGCCTCAAGCAGACGACGGCACTCAGCTCTATATAGATGACATTCGCGTTCAAAACGATTGGCGAGACAAGGGAGGCGGAGGAGCATTTTCATCTTATGTTGATTTTGAAGCCGGTGTTTCTAAGAAGTTTGAAATGTGGTTTTATGAAAACGGCGGAGGAGCATGGACGACTCTTTATTGGGACATAAATGGCGGATGGGAAGTAGTTCCAGATAGTGCTTTTACAAAACAAGTAGTTCCAACAACCACAACAACTACAACAGTTGCCCCGTACCTGAACGCTCCACAAAATCTTGAAGTTACATCCACGAATGAAAGCAAGGTTTATTTATCATGGGACGCACCAGAACAATCAAATACGGAGGTTGAGCGTTATGCTGTTTTCTATTCTTGTGATAATTGGAGTAGTGGTTTTGGGATTGCTAGCCTAACCACTAGTGCTGTTGTTGAGGGCCTGGACCCTGAGCAGTCTTGTCAGTTTAAGGTCCGGGCCGACAACGACTCAATACCTACCTACTCTGGCTGGAGTAATGAAGTTAACGGCGTAACGCTACCTACCACTACCACTACTAGTACAACTACGACCACTACCACTACGAGTACAATTGTTGAACAGGAGGTTCCCGAATGGACTACGACGACTGTATTGACCCCACCTGCGACTGTCACGCCGAATGAGCCGGTAGATGAGACACCCCCGAGCGCGAGTTATCCCGAAGGTGATGGACCCGCCGCCTCGATACCACAATATGCCCCAGAACAAGAGACAACAACACAAACGGACGAACCGCCGATAGTAGTTCCGGAACAAGTACAAGACACTGCTGACATTGCCGTAGAAGACATTTTTGATGGACCAATGTCTAATGCAGGAATTGCCAATGCAGTTGATGACTTGATAGCGGATGCAGAAACACCAACACAACTAACTGCTGTTGTTAATTCGCTTCTTGACCAAGAACTCTCAGACACTCAGTTTGCTACCGTTATTGAATCAGTTTTTGATGGACCTATGTCTAACGAGAACTTTGCCGCTGCAGTAGACGCAGTATTTGAAGACCCAACTAAACTTTCAGATGCGCAATTTGAAGACGCAGTTACGGCGGTCTTTGATGGCCCATTGTCTAATGCTCAATTTGAAGACGCAGTAGAAACGGTCTTTGAAGATACAAACTCTCTCAGCAACGAACAGTTTGACGCAGCAGTACAGGCAGTCTTTGACGAACCACTTACTACGGAACAATTCAGCGAAGCCCTTGATGCTGTGTTTGACGAACCACTTACCGATGAGAAGTTTGACGCCATTATTGATGCTGTTTTGGATGCACCTCTTTCTGGTGAACAGTTTGAAGAACTGGTTGGAGTCTTGGAATCCGACACTGTTACCGAAGAACAGGTTGCAGCAGCAGTTGATTCAGTTATTGAAAACGGAGTTACCGAAGAACAAGCAACAGACCTTGCCACCAGCGAAAAAGTCTTGGAGAGCATCGACGGCGACCAAGCAACAGAAATCTTTGACGCTGTTGACATTGGCGCAGTAACGCCAGAAGAAGCAGCACAACTTGTTGAAGCAGTGCAGGAG